GGACGGAATGACGACACTCCACACTTGGAGTTAATGAAATAATATGTTTAATATAAATTATTAATTATCTCAAATATCAGTCAGTCGTGCGCTCTACTTCACAACCTTGTTATTTCGGTTGCAAAGTTAATACTTTTCTCTTTAACTTGCAAACGCTTTAGTGTTTTATTTAAAACGTTAACGTTTGTTTTACTTCGGAGGACTTCTGCCCTCACCAGCACGACCAACTATTGCGGCACATTTCTGCACATTACTTCTTCTTTCCATTGCTCACGGAATTTAATTGTTAAACATCAAAGATAATGTGCAGTTGTTTCGGTGTGCCTCACCATATATGTTACGCTACCATTGATAGCATTTCTTTTGATTGCATCTGAATCCATTGACAAGCATCCTTGCGGAAAAAGATGTCAGAATCGAGCTGCTTGCCATCCACAATGATGTAATTACCCTTATACTCAAATTTGTGGTTTCGGGTCAATGGGACTAGCAGATAGACCGCCATGTCCTTTTTATCCAACACCAGTGTAAGGTCAGTACCCAATATATGTGAAATAGTGTTGTCTTTGTCGTCACACAATACACCAATCTTCTCATCGTAGCTCACGTAGAGAGCATCCATTAAATTCTTATCTATATCTCTTAAATATTTAATGTTCAAAGTCCGGTGCAGTTTAGCGTGTGCCTCACGAAATCTATTACAAATCACACTCGTATGAGTATTGCTTTTTCAGCTTGTTCAATGCGTTCTCGGTAACGTAGTAGATGTTATCGAAATATTCGCTTTTCTTGATGCTTCGGCTTTCTTTCAGCTCTACCTTGTGATTGAATGTCACTTCGTAGCGGTTTGCGATGCTTGTAATCAAGAAATCGACCTCACGCTTATGTCTGTCCAGCTCGGTCTCTTTATACTCACCACGCTTGATAAATGCGTCCTTGTTCGTCTCTTCGATGGTTGCAACCATGTTGCCTTGCATCACGATAATCTTTGCGCTCATATCTAGTTTCTTTTTAATCGTTAATAACCTTGTTAAGCAACTCTAATCAAATTGTAGTTCTTGAATTGTCTCCACTCGCCCTTGACCTCATCCCAATACTTGGTGCAGTCCTTGCAAGCGTAACCCTTGCCGTTTGGAGTGTAGTCAATGTGACTCTCCATCAAAGTGCCGAAAGCCTGACGAATCTCACCATTCATCTTCTGAAAGTAAAACTCAACGACCTGCTTCTTCATGCGAGCCTTCAGCTTGATTACCTGCCAAGCTTGCTTCAAGCATTCTGTCCAACTCATGTAAGCACCCTTAAGCTGAAATGCTCTGTGAGCCATATTCATCACTTCTCTCATCATATTCTTAAATGTAGTAGCCATAATCTTTCAATTTTAAACGTTAAACTTAAATTACTTACTTTGCAAGTCCGATGCTCTCACGCAAGAAGCTCTTGGCCTCATCGTTGTTCATATTGAGCTTAGTTGTTATCATATTCAACATTCTATCAACGTCCTTTTGGGTGTTTATCCTGTTGCTTACGAACTCTATCATAACGAACTTCTGAATCAAGTTTCTTCTTATCATTGAAGTAGTCATATTGCTATACCGTTTTACGAGTGCCGACTCGGAGGTGCAACCTCAACTAAATGAATAATGTAATTGTGACCTTTGTTTCTTAATCACGATGCAAAGGTAACATATTTACGTTACACTGCCAAATATTTTAGAGAGAAAATGTAACGTATTTATGTTAATTAACAAATATTCATCTGTAACGTACTATTCTTTAAACTTCGTTAATACTTTTACGTATATATGCTACATTTCAAAGATTATTCTTATCTTTGCAAGAAAATAACAATGTAACGTATTAAGTATTATGAGATTTAAAGATGTTCTTAATAAATATGGTGTAACGCAACAAGACCTAGCTGACCGGATGGGTATGAATAGAGTTTCAGTTTCCCGTTTACTTAGCGAGAAAAACGACTTGCGTATATCAACTATCGAAAAAATAGCAAACGCTATAGGTTGTCCTGTTGCGGAATTATTTGGTGAACAGAACAAAGAAGATGCTATGAGTGATTTCATCGCCCTAATTAAACAAGGTGGTGAGTTGTATTCCGCATCGTCCATCGCTGAGGCTAGGGTCGTGCTGGACAAGCTGGAAAGTGTTAAGTAACGTGGGGTGTTCCCCACAAAGTTCAATAATTAAAAGTTTGGATCATGAAGAAGAAATTGATTATTGCCATCATCGCAGTATTCGTTTTGCTAGGTGGCGGCATTGGTGGATATGTGTACCATTCCAACCAAGTTAAGGATGAAAAAATGGCTAATTACAAGAAGGCGTTGTCTGATTATCGCTTCAATAGCAATAGACTAATATATTCTTTGGATTTCGTAGCAACGGATTTTGTTATTAATTGGAACTCAGCCATAATGAATAAAAAGGCTATGAACGCAAAGAATGAAATAGTTCCTTGCTCTGATTTTGAAGATGCCGTTTCTTCTCGATATGCCTTCTATGATAAGTATGGTGCATATAAGATTTTGGATAGTGTGTATGTATCATTAGGAAAGCATTTGGAAAAGATGCGTGTAAATTCTAATGAAGACCAGCAAAAAATCGTGGAAAGCTGTAGTGATGAATACAAGGAGTTGAATAATGCTATTGTTCTTGTAAAAAAGCCTTATGGCGCATTGGTGCAATATTCTAAACAGAAAGGAGACTTGTTCTTTAAACTTTATGCTTTTGATAGCGAATTGGCTAAAGTTTCCCCATTGGAAGAAGATAAGGGCGATGAGAGAACAAAAGCAATGAATATGGAATTATACGGAACGCATTTGTTTGTTACGGCTGACTTTGACAAAGAACCGCAAAAGGCAAAAAAGCAAAGTTATACGTTTAGTAACATTTCAACAAATTGGGTTTATTTGAAATGAGATATAAATAAGGTGTAATTTTAAAAATAAGTTTCTAAAAGAAAATAATGTTTAATAGAATAAAGAAACACACTAAATAATTTGCGTGTTTTAGAAATTATGCTTACCTTTGCAAACGAAATCAGAAATGGTTTTGTAGCTTCCATATTGCATTCTCTACATTAGCGATATTGGTAGCTACGTTTATACATAAGGCAATAGCTTTATAAGCTAGAAGTCATTAAATGAAGTGCAGTGTACAACAGAAAAGTGGTGTGAAGTGTAGTGGAGTGCGGTGAAGTCTAGTGTAGTAGGGTAAAGTGCAGTATGGTATAGTAAAGTATAGTACAGTATAGTGAGCCATCCTTCGGGGTGGCTCTTTTTGGTTAATTGTGGTTAATATAGCAAAAATGTTACCATAAAATTTGGCTATATAACAAAAAAGTTATATCTTTGCAATGTCTTAAGGACAAAAGAGTTCTTGTAACAATGAAGAAAAGCGAATTGATTAAGAGACTGAGAGAAGCGGGATGCTTCCTGTCTCGACAAGGTTCGGGACATGAAAAATGGACTAATCCTAAAACGGGAAAGTCTCAATTCGTGCCAAGACACGCTAGAGAGGTCGCCACAGGCACCGCTCATAGTATTCTAAGAGAATTGGTTGGGGAGTAATCCCCACCTTTCTCTCTTCATTGCTTAAAGGACTCTTTTTTTTGTTAAGAAGATAAACGAATATATATATGAAGAAGATTAAAGTTATTGTAGAACAAGCCAAGGATGGGTCTTTTTGGTGTCATACCGAAGATGGAATAGGTAAGGTTGGCTTAAACTCTTGTGGAGAAACTGTTGCCGCTGCGAAGCAAGATTTAATGGATTGTTTGGCGTTGGCAAAAGTGGATGCAAAAGAGAATGGAGAAGTGTTTCCTGACGTTGAATTTGAATACAAGTATGACTTGCAATCTTTCTTTAATTATTTCTCTTTCCTCAATGTGTCAGAGATTGCAAAACGAGCAGGTGTCAATCCTTCATTGATGCGTCAGTATAGTAAAGGCATAAAGCAAGCTGGCGAGAAAACTTATGAACGTTTGGCGCATTGCATGAATGAAATAAAAAAAGATTTGGTAGCCGCTACCTTTTAGGCGTGTGGCTTCATTGTTGCAATAGATAAAGAACTCAGAGCCTTCTGCATGTGAATGTGGAAGGCTCTTTTTTTTGTACCCAACCTTAATCTTTGCACTTAAATTTTTTGTGAAATAGCACCTTTTAATTCATTCGATATTCCTTTGATTATTAGCTAATTTTGCCAAGAAAAACGTATAAGGATGGCACAGTTAGAATTTAATATCAAAGCGAATTTCGACCAAATCAAGCAAGCCAAGCAAGAACTTGAAAGATTGCGTGGTGAGTTGTTGAAAACAACAAAGGCGACAGATAAGGCGGTTGTTCAAGACCTTACGGATAAATATGCAGAGCAAAAGCAAAAGGTGACAGAACTTAGTTCCGCAATGTCTCGCTATGCTTTGGTGATGAGTAGTGATTATGCCAAGAAAATGCAGAATCTTACAAGAGAGGTTTATTCTTTCGAGCTGCAAGCAGACGCATCTAGGCGAAAGATTGAAAGGCTTTCTTCCGAGATTGCAAAGATGCAGTCTAAACTTCGTAAAGGAGGCTTAGATGTAGGCACTTCAACAATCCTAAATCGTGATATAAGCGAAAACTCCACAATACTCAATGATGAGAAAAGGCGTTACGAGAATCTTACCGGATTAGGAAAGCAAGCAAGAACAGAATTGCAAAACATGCAGGCAGAGTATGTTCGTTATTCAGGTTCTTCGAATGCAACAACTGATAACGTAAAGGTGATGACTGATGCCTTTGCTGGAATGATTGAGGAAATGAAGAAAGTTCCTACTGTCGGTGAGGGTGCGACATCTTTATTCAATCGTCTTGGTGGTGATGCTAGGCAATTAACAATGAGTCTTGTCGGTGGATTGGGCTTTGAACAATTGGCAGAACATATTTTCAATGTCCGTTCTCAGTTCCAACAACTTGAAATTTCATTCACGACAATGCTTGGTAGTGAGCAGAAAGCTGGAGCATTGATGAACCAACTTGTCCAAACGGCTGCGAAGACTCCTTTCGACATGAGTTCGATAACGAATGGAGCGAAGCAGTTGTTGGCTTATGGTACGGCTGCAAATGAGGTTAATGATATTCTTGTTCATCTTGGAGATATTTCGGCAGGTCTGAACGTTCCGTTGAACGATTTGGTATATTTGTATGGTACAACAATGAGCCAAGGCCGCATGTACACGGTGGACTTGCGTCAGTTTATGGGCAGAGGCATCCCGATGGCTGAGGAGCTTGGTAAAATCATGGGGAAGACTACCCAAGAGGTTCAGCAAGCTGTTACCGATGGAAAGGTTGGAGCTGATTTGGTGAAGGAAGCTATCATCAACATGACCGAAGAGGGCGGCAAGTTTGGCGGACTGATGGAAAAACAATCCACAACCTTGCAAGGCAAATGGTCTAACATTGGTGATAGCGTTGACCAGATGTTTAACGAACTCGGCAAGAAGTCACAAGGAATATTTGGCACAGGCTTAGATTTGGTTTCGTCTTTGGTTGACAATTGGGAGACTCTGGTTAAAACGATAGGAAGTGCAGCTGTTATGGTCGGAACTTACAAAGCTGGCTTAATGGCAGCGGCAAGCATTCAGAAGGTTCAGAATGCTATGACAATGGCATCAATCACAGAGGAACTTGATTCTAAGTTAGGAGAGGCAAGAGACCAAGAAAACAACTTCCGTTCCTTAAATGGTAAAGACACCAAGCAGTATCGGGCAAATAGGTACAAGGCTTTAGGTGATGCTATAGCCGATACGTCAAACATCGGTGATGATAAGACTGAGGAAATCGTCTCAAAGCAAATTGAGATGGCGAGAAACGAGGGTCTTATCACCGAGCAGATGGCTCAACAACTCCAAACAAAGCGAGATTTATTGGTTGCCCAGCAAAAGGCTGCTGATAATGAACGCATGGAGTATGAGAACGCAAAGCGGACAAAAGAAATAGAAGAGGAAGCTGCACGACAGAAGAGAGCCGATGCGGAAATGGCTGCTGAAATTAACGCAAAGGCTGCAAAGAAAGCCGCTATAGACGAGGCTAACAATACTCCTTTGGGTAAGGCTATTCTTAACACCAATGCTATAGAGGAAAAGAAAAAACAGGCAGAAGCAAGCATCGAATTAGCTAAAGAAGAGGCAAGGGAACAACATGGAATTGTTGAGGAAATCGGTGCTCAAATCAAGAAGCAAGAAGAACTTGTAGCCGCAAAAAAGGAGCAGGTAAAGTCTTCATACCAAAACGTGACTGATTTGGGCGGTTATGATGATAGCTTTGGTGATGATTTGAAATTACGAGACCAAGCAGTAAATCAATATGTAGCTGAGCAGCAAAAGTTGAACGACCTCAAGCAGAAGAGTTATGAGGCTTCCCAAAAGGCATATATCGCAGACCAAAAAGTATTGGGTATGCAAGAAGACCTTAAAGGTGTAACCCAAGAGCTTAATCAAGCTATAGAGGAGGAAAACCGAATCTATGGAGAAACTGGAGCTAGTGCGGACGAGATAAACGAGCTGGTGAATGAGGGTGTTGCGGCAAAAGAGGGCGATACGGCTGCGGTTAATGCAAATACTGCAGCTAAACAAGGGAACACGTCAACAGAAAATGCCAACTCAACGGCACGAAACGCTAATACCGGAGCTACCACAAGACAATCTGCATCAAATGTGGCAAACACAACCACAGAGAATGTTAATTCTGTGGCTACCGGAGCGAATACGGCTTCTCAAAACGTGAATACAAGTGCGAAGCAACGCAATTCCTTTGTTACTGGTATGATGTCAGTTGGTACAAAGGCAGCAACCTTGGCTCAATCGGCTTTTTCTTGGGCAACTAATGCTTTGACAACAAGCTTGCGTAGTCTTTGGGCTGCAATGCTTGCAAATCCATTGACAACTGTCATTACTTTAGTGAGCACAGCTATTTCTGTATTCTCTATGTTTGGTGACGAAACAGAAGATGTTGCGACAAAGACAACAAATTTAGGTAATAAAGCATCCGAGGCAAGTGCAAAGGTTCGTGCATTGTTTGCTATCTTAGGGGATGGAAAGGATGCGGAAAGTCATAAAGACACGATAGATGCATTGAAAAACGCATACGAAGAGTTTGGCGTAAAGCTCGATGAAACAATTATGAAGTCCGGAAACGAAGCTTCAAAGGTACAAGAGCTTATAAAGCATAAGGAAGGTCTGATAGGTGTCATTGAGGAACAAACGGTGGCAATGGAACATCAAAATGCTATACAGCAGATTTATGATACATACAAGAACGATAAGGATAAAGCTAAAACGAATTTCATAAATGCCACGGATGGTGTTCTTACCAAGGAACAAGCAGGGATGGCGACTATGGTGGTAAGCCAAAAAGATTTGGATAAATTGGCGAAGCTGCAAGAAGAAATTGATGGATTGGATACAAGGCTTAACAAGTACAAAGAAACAAAAGAAAAGCTACAAGGGGTAGCTGGAAAAGTATACAAGGATATTGAAGCGTACTATCTCAAGCTGAAGCTGACAAAAGAACAAATAGCAGAAATAACCGCTGAGACATATAGCTATATTGCAGCAAGCACACGTGCCAATGTAAATAAGCAAAAGTCTCTTGATGCGGAGGATAATGCAAGAGCGGCAGTAGAGAAAACCAGGGATGCTATCAATAAGCTTTCAGGTAGTACAATGGAAAATGCCGAACGTAACAGGTTGGCGAAAAAGTCATTTAAGGAAATGGCTGTTGAAATGGATGAAATCCGAAAGATTTGCGAGAGAACTTATCATATGAAAATCAAGGTGGATTATGATGATAAATCATTGCCAGCTTGGATTAAGAATATGTCTCAGAGCCAAAGAGTAGAAAGTGCAAGAGCAAGATTGTCATGGTTGAAAACCCATAAGCCGGGAGATACAACAAAGAAGTTTGGTGGAATTAATAAGGATTATTGGACTATTTATAATGAAAACCGAGGGCTTCAATACAAGGGGGAAAAGGTAGAGAGTACGCCAACCGAGACCGAGGCTCAGAGAAAGAAACGCCTTGCTGCTGAAGCTAAGAAAAAACGTGAAGCGGAACGTGCGGCTACTAAGGCAGAGCGTGAAGCAAATCAAAAGGAAACGATGGCTGGCAACAAGCGCAAGGCAGAGGAGGACTACTCCAAGTCTATTTCATCCTATTCGGAGAAAGCCAGCGATGAGTTGTCAAAGCGAAGAACGGAATTGATTAAAAATGAGACCGAAAAGGAGATTGCTCAAATTAATATGTCTTCAGACAAGGAGAAAAAGGCTATAGAGGATTCGATTGACAAACTCGTTGTGGCTAAGAAAAAGAAAGACCAGATCGTTTGGGTAAATTCGGGCAAGGGTCGTAAAGCCAACATGTGGAAACAGGGTAAGTCCGATGCGGAATACCGCAAAGAGGTATTGGGCACACAAATGGTTGACGACAAGGGTAATCATCTTGGGAAGACCATTGGACAGAACTCTGAAGACCAAATTGCCTTGATTGAGAAACAGAGACAATTAAAGCTGAAGGAAATCCAGCAAGCGGAGATAAAGGACATGTTGGATTTCATGAAGCAGTATGGTAGTTTGGAACAGCAGCGTTATGCTATCTTGAAAGAATATGCCGACAAGATAGACCTTGCTAGAGAGAAAGGTGATACTTTTGGCGCAGCGAGTGCGGAAATGGAGATGAACGACCAGTTGAAGAAGTTGAATTTTTCGGATTTCAAGGATTCTATCAATTGGGATGTTGTCTTTCAGGATATGAACCGATTGAGTATTCCTTATCTTGAAGACCTTCGCAAGAAGATGAAGGAGTTGCTTGGTTCGGGTACGTTGGAAATTGATGACATGAAAACCGTATCTGACCAAATCTACAAGATTGATGATGCGATTTCCGAGCAGAAGGATAGATGGGGATTGGTTAATGATGCAGTCCGTGAACACCGTAGGCTTATTGATGAGGCGAAGGATGCGCAAGACCGATTGGCACAAGCTAGAAAGGGGGAGTTTGATGCCAAGGCTGATAATATGAGCCAAAGGAGAAAAATCCAAGGAGTGTTTGCTGAAAGTGGGGTTAACATAGATACCAGTAATATCACTTCTGCCAATAAGGACAAACTTATGGGTTCTACCAAGAATCTCAGTGTAAGCCAAACGGAGAAGTTACGTAAGCTTTTTGATGATTTGGCGGTTTCAGAGGTTAAGGTCGGAAAGGCTACAAAGGAAGTCGGAAAGGCACAGGAAGAAGCCAAGGTAAAGCAGGATGCTGCAAAGAAGAGCTTGCATGATACTATAGAGGAATGGGCTGAGGGCTTGAGGAAAATCCAAGAGAAGCTGAAAGACCTTCCTGGGTTAGTCGATGCGTTAGGTCTCGGAAACACAGGCTTTGGTAAAGCCGTGAATAACGGAATGGATGCATTGAACAGTGGAACACAAGCCTTTTCTGATTTTGCAAGCGGAAACTACATAGGTGCGGCTATGAATGGAATAAAAACCATTGGCTCGTTGGACAAGATGTTCGGTATAGGCGGAGGTAATGGTGCAGAAGTTGCGAAGAAAACTGAAGAGCTGACCGAGAGCAATGACAGATTGATGTATTCCATTGATAAGTTAAAAGAGTCTATTGACAAATCTTCCGGTTATACAGCCGTCAGCAACTATAATGCTGCTTACGATGCTCAAAAACAGGTTAACACCCAAACGATGGATATTCTCAAAACACAGATGGGGTATCATGGGGCACACCATTCAAATGCTCATTATTGGAATCTTTCTGCACAAGATTATGCGGCAATCAATAAGACTTTGGCTGAGCAAAGTAAGATAAGGGGTGGTTATACTAATTCTTCGATAAACAAGGTTAATTCCTTGGAGGATATATACAAGCTCACTCCAGAGCAGATGGCTGACATTCGTACACATAATGCGGATGTATGGAAGAATATGACCGACCAAGGCAAGTATGATAAGACGAAATATTGGGAGCAATATACAGAACTGGCGGGCAAACTAGAGGAGTTGACGGAGCAAATCAATGAGAATTTGACTCAAACAACCTTTGATTCGATGAAGAGTGACTTCATAAACAACCTTATGGATATGAGTAAGTCTGCAAAGGATTTTTCTAATGACTTCACTACAATGCTCAACCAGTCGATGCTCAACTTCGCTTTGGGAGACCTTATGAATAAAAAGCTTAAGCCTCTTTATGAGAACTGGGCAAACAAGATGAAAGAGAATGGAGGAAGGAAGCTCACGCCAACCGAATTGAATAATCTTAAAGAAGAGTATGACAAGATAGTTCAAGAGGGTTTGGCTATTCGTGATAATATTGCTGATATTACGGGTTACAAACAATCTTACGAGCAGTCCGCTTCTTCCGGTTCTTTTGAATCAATGAGCCAAGATACAGGTAATGAGTTGAATGGTCGTTTCACTGCAGTACAAATTGCCACGGAGGGAACGTATGAGGAAACAAAGCTCATAAATACCAAGTTGGATGCTATTGCGGCTCGTGATGGTGGCACAGAAGGTAGCTTGTTGACGATTAGCGTGAATACTATTATGGGTAATGTAGGAAATATTTGGTTAGCCGTTGATGAGGGAAGAACCATTCTTGCCCAAAGCTTGATGTACTTGCAGTCGATTGATGAGAGACAAGAGCGATGGCATAAGCCTATGTTGCAAGCATTCAATGATATACACGAATTGAAAGATAAGATGAGTAGATTGTAAACAAAGAAGAGGAACGTATGATGCGCTCCTCTTTCTTTTTATAGTTTCTTTTCTTCCAGTAATTCGTCAACTCTCGCTTGAAATGCAAGTTCTGTCTCTGAAAGGCTGTAGCCAGAGTAGGAATAGCTTGTCCCGATGATGTGGCCATCAAACCTTCCAGTATTGTCATCCTTTGTGAAAGTGCCTTTGTAGCCCTTGTATTGGAATACTATTTCCTTGTTGTCCTCTTGCTCATCCTTGTCGTAAGACTTAGCTATCTTAATCAGGTAACAGAAGCCGAACATGAATAGGCAAGAGATAAAGGAAGAGATTGAGAATCCAACCATTGCCCATCCTATCGCCTTCGTCTCCTGCTCTCCAAAGAAGCCCATCATCAAGCCGATGGCAAACAATAATATAGTTAACCATAGCGCTACTGTACTAATTAACGAGAGAACACGGAATACCGCTGTACCTCTCAAATTGAAAAAATCATTCATAGCCGTAAAAGTTTTAATTATTAATACTTGCAAGGAATGTTCCTTACGTTACTTAACACTTTCCAACTTGTCCAGCACGTCCCTAGCCTCAGCAATGGACGATGCGGAATACAACTCACCACCTTGTTTTATTAGGGCGATGAAATCTGAACAATCAGCTTCGGAAACTAGTTCTGCAAGCGTTACACCTATAATGCTTGCTATCTCCTGAAGACTGGCTACAGTTGGATTCCCATCAATAGTTTGTATCAAGGATGGTAAAGATACTCCCTTGCCACCTTTTTTATTAGTCAGCCTATCCGCTACATAAGTAAGCGTAAAGCCTTTTCGTTTAATTATGCCTCGTATATCCATACCTTATAATATATTAAGTTCTAACTTTACTTATTGATGTTGCAAAGATACACATATTTTCGCAAACAACCAAACTTATTATGAAAAACTAAGTTTTTAACCTAACAATGCAAACAAATCTTAATTTGTGTATTAAATCAGCAAACAAAGGTTAAAGTTAGGATAAAACTTAATAAAATATTTGGTAGTTAGGATAAAACTTAGTATCTTTGCATCGTGATTAAGAAACAAAGGTCACAATAACATTATTAATTTAGCTGAGGTTGCACCTCCGAGTGGCACTCGTAAAACCGTTTAGTTGATTATGGCTAATTCATTTAAGAATATGATGAGAGAAGTGATGAATATGGCACACAGAGCCTTTCAGCTTAAAGGTGCTTATATGAGTTGGGCAGAATGCTTGAAGCAAGCTTGGCAGGTAATAAAGCTGAAGGCTCGCATGAAGAAGCAGGTCGTTGAGTTCTACTTTCAGAAAATGAATGGTGAGATTCGTCAGGCTTTCGGCACTTTGATGGAGAGTCATATTGACTACACTCCAAACGGCAAGGGTTACGCTTGCAAGGACTGCACAAAGTATTGGGATGAAGTCAAGGGCGAGTGGAGACAATTCAAGAACTACAACTTGATTCGAGTTGCATAACAGATTTCTAACGATTTAAAAAGAAACTAGATATGAGCGCAAAGATTATCGTGATGCAAGGCAACATGGTTGCAACCATCGAAGAGACCAACAAGGACGCATTTATTAAGCGTGGTGAGTATAAAGAGACCGAGCTG